TGTCAAACTCTTTTTTAGTTTTATTAACAGCAGCAACAACGATGTTATATTTTTTAGCCATTATTTTTCTTGTCTTCCAATATCTCTAAATATGCTATCCAGCCTTGATATTCCTGGAGAGTAATTTCTTGGATTTCACTTAATGTTTTACCAAGCCGATCTGCAAGGCTGTATTGCAGAAATAAATTACTGTCCTCGCTAATTACTTTTTTACGTCTTCGATAGCTTCTTGCCCCATAATCTCCTGGGCAACCCTAACCAAAACGTCACGATCTACTTTGTTTAAAAGTTTTTGTTTGTCTTCAATAGTAAATAACTTCTCGCCCTCACTATTTAGAGCCTTAAAAATTAAAACATAAGCCATCATCACAAGATCATCCTCTTGACTCATTTTGTAGAGCTTCGCGGTTTCACTAAGTGTTAATGGCTTACTGTAAATTTCTAACGCCCCATTTTCATCGCCCCATTCAGGAACGATGGTTACTCTCACATCCTGTTCTTCAAAATGCTTAACTGCGTTATCTATTGCTGACATAAATTACACCGTTGCTGTTGTAATTGCGCCACTTCCCTGCACGGATATTGATGCTTCAACTAAAGAATCATTTGATGCAGTAATAGTTTTACCTGTAACAATTACAGATCCACTATAGTAAGTATCACCTGCGCTATCGCCTTCAGGGTACCAAACAAGTGTTACGGATGATCCAACAGACAAAGCCACCTGGCCACTGGTGTCTGTTTCATCCCAAAAACACTCTACGGATCCTGAAAATGATGTTGTAGATGCTTCAAAGGTTTTAGCTGTATCAGATAATGATGTGCTTTCGATTACGTCTGCGGTTTCTTCAAGAGAATAAGACCTGACTTCAAGCACTTGATTTGATCCAACTTTTATCAAGCCTTCTGAGCCTTTATGAGTCGCCATTTTCGTTTACCTCGGCTTTCGCCTGTTTTTTAGAAGAAGATTTAATTTCTTGGGCTGCTTCTTCCTTCCAACCCTTTTTCAATAGATACGCAACCTTACTAGGGTGAGCATCTATGTGATCTTTTCCATTTGGTGAAATCATTTTCATAATTTACTCCTGGTTAAACTGCTACGTCAGGATTTTGCTCCTGGACGTAATAATTAGTTAAAAAAGTCAAAGTAGCGTAAGCCAGCGGCTTCTCACCCTCTGAGTTAAATTCGATTTCCGTGGATTCCAGGTGGCAATCTTTAGCTTTTCCGCTAAGTGTAGGATCTGCTGCTATTGCCACTTCCACTTCCTTACAAATTGTGTCTAAAGTATCTTCAAACGATGATGTACTTTTGACGTAAACCTCAACATTAAGGCTTAAAACTCTCTCTAATGTTCTATTCGATCCAATGTCTAAAGGTTCACTGACCTCTGACTTGGTATAAATTAATATTGCTGGCAAATTGCCATCCTCTAATGGATAGATCCTGGAATCGTAAACATTAGATCCAGTTGTAGTTAAACCTGTTAGTTGAGTAACTACCTGGTTTCTAATTTGATGCCTTACATGATCTGCCATTAGATTTCTTCCAGGATTAATGCGGTAAAGCCTTTATGGTCTTTTTGCACATTAATAATTTTGTAACTTGTAGCAGCCTTGATCGTATTACCGTCAACATCTTTATATTCACTAACGGCCAGGGTGTCGTTATGCGACACATTAGGTACGTCTATGGATCTGCAATACGCAATAGGTTGTACGGCCTCGACACCTGATCCCTCGTCAATCTCGATGTACTCTTCATTAATAATTAAATTCAATGAAGTATCAACGCCATTCCTGGTATAAGTTGCGGCCAGGCCATGACCGTAAGATGGATCTAAATATGCAGCCATATCAGCTTCAGTTTCATATCTAATCTGACTCACGCTGCTACCTCTAATACTATAGTTACCATCCCAACATTATCAGGCTGTACTTCTCTAACAACATACTCAGTTTGAGGTTTAATCACCGTTCCCTGGTCTGTTGTTACCGCATCAACTATTAAAGTATCTAATTGCGATATGTAAGGTGCATCGCTGGCCTTTAATGTAGCCCTAGGCTGATAACCTTCAGCTGCGACACTTGCACCCTGGATGGATAAATATTCTTCATCCATCAATAAATTAATATTTTGTGAAGCCCCTGTATCGATGTCGTACCAGGTATCTATTAAACCTGGACGTTGATCCCATAAAACAGATTGCCTCTCAAAAAAAGTGCCAGTTATTCCAAATCCTGTTGTTGCGTCAACAAAGGATGAAAAATCAGCAGCACTTTCAAGAGCCATTACTTCCCTTTGGCTCTAGTCTTAACCTTAGCCTCAGATTTCTTTAGGCCAACGCTTCTATCAGACTCTTTTTTAGGTTTTTCTTTATGCTCCTGGGCTTTTCCAAGTCCAATCAGCACCCTAGCTTCATCAATTGGAAGCTCTATAACATCGCCAGCGTTTACTCTTTGTTTGTTCGCTACGGTGTCACTTAAAATTAAACATTTCATATTATTTTCCTCGCCTAAGATGGAGGGCATTAAGCCCCCCATGTTTTTAGTGCTTAACGTCACTCAATTAAGATGCGTGACAGAAGCTAACTGCGTGTCTTACTCCACAATCAACTGACTGGATAGCTACCACACGGATAGTTCCTGAAGTTGAATTCGAGTAAGGATCCACGACAATATCCAAATTTCCAAAAAGACCAATTAGCAAATCACTGAAGTTACCAAACACATAATTGTTTGCAGTTAACTGTGGTGACACAACAGATTTATATCCGTTGATGTTGTCATTAACAGCTACAAACTGAGCAGTGTTACTAGCTTTCTCAGTGGTTTTTAATGTGCCGTAGTTAGTTGGGTGAATGATGTAAGCTAGATCGCCCATAAGCGCGTTATCTACTCTTACAGCAGTTTCCATGCTAACCATTTCAGCAAATGTTGGAGCCGCAGCACTTGATAAAGTTACTGTATTGATTCCAGTAGTGTTAGTAATACCTGTTGGATTACCTGAGCTTCCTGAACCTTCTAAAGCAGCATCATCAATCGCTATTGCCATTGCTTGAGCTAAGTCATTTCTGACTAGGTTTTCAACATCTAATGAAGATTGAATTGCAAGCTGTCTTGTAATGTCTGTATATGCACCAAGTGATTTAGGTGATAAAGAAACATTACCAACAGTGAATTCACTTTCACCAACAGCTCCGCCTTCTGAGCTAATAAAAGCAGCTGAAGAAGCAGCAGTTTTCTTAGGGATTTTAACATCGCCTGATAAACCATTTAGCATTGTTGCAAGTGGCATAACAGCTGAGTTATTTCTAAGAACATCGATGAAATCTCCACCTCTGTAATCTTCACCAATCAAGTCGCCGTCTGAACCAGCACTTAAATCCCTTTGGTTCCAATTTCTTAGAACCTCAGCTGGAAGCAAGATACCTTGAGCAGTTGTTCCCTGCTGTCTTTGAGCTGCTTCTGAACATTCAAATTCAAACGCAGCGGCCTCCTGAGCCTTCCTGTCTGTAGGATTAGCCATCGCATTGATAGCTCTTAAAATGCTAAATCTTTTGGTTTCCTTTTCAGTTAAACCAACTTCCTGAGGGGTTTCTAAAGGCTGGTCATTAGAAATGTTATCCAATAACTGACCTCTAAACTCTTCAACGGAAGCACCATCTTTAATTGCTTGATCCGCTAAATCTCTTTTGTTGTGTCTGACACCAAGATCAATGATCTCTTTTGAATTTTTTAAAAATTCTTTTTTGGCCTCTTCAACACTTTGGGATCTAACTTCATCAAGATTAATTTCTTGTTTTTCGTTTTCCATAATTTCTACCTTTGTAGTGTTTAAAGTTTGATTTTCTGAACGTCCAACTCCGACCTTACGGCTGGCATCTGCTGGAACGGCCACACTTGAAATTTCAAGCGGACTCCAGCTCGCGCGATAGTAAGTTTCGTCCTTGTCGTCCATCCTAGTTAATTTGTCGACACGATAACCCACGCTGATATTCATGCGTATGCCATCAACGACATCCCTGAATGTAGATTCAGCCAAATCAGATTTACCAAATCTGACTACTGCAACTGTCCTTTTTGCAGCCTTATCTAATTCAAATTTCTCAACAACACCTATGACCTGTTTCATGTCGTGATCCAGGAGAAACGGCGCACGGCCGCTTTTCATAAATTCCATGTTGATATCCTCTTCTGAGTGTCCTAACACTTCCATGCCAAAACTTCTCATTACAGGCTCTTCGCTTGATACGCCAATTCTGACTGTTCGCTTTTCCTCATCAATGTAAGAGGCTTTACCTAAATCAATGGCTCGATAGTTAACGTGTAGGTCAACTACCTTCCTTTCATCTTCGTCCTCTTCATCGTTGTAAGCGCTTTCAGCTTCGACAATATCTTGCTCTTCTTGTTCATCCTCATGATGCTTAGCAAACTCAACAACAACTTTGTCGTCTGTTTCCTCCACATTGAGGATGTGTCTATCTTCTTTATCCATAGATTTCTCCTCTTTATCGTTTAATAAAGGATGATTTTCTAATTCAATAGAATCAGAATCTTCTAAACCCCTGATAGGGTTAATCTTGGTAAGAGTGCTGAATTTATGGCCTACCTCAATATCAGTAGGTTCACCACTTCTGTAAACTTGTATTAATGCAGCTGGATCCTCAGGTGTTCCTGTAACGCTAAAATCACTATTTGGAATGTTAATCTTGCCATCCCTTTCGATTTTAATAATTTTGCCCCTGGCTCTTCCGCCAGCGCTATTCCAACTTACAAAATCACCAACCTTTAGTGATCCTGGTTCTGCTCTATCTTCTTTTTTCATATTTTCCACCAATCGTTTTAGTCTTCATGCCGTCTGTTGGTTTAGGCATCTTCGTCCTCTTCTCCGCCTACAATGTTGGCCTCAACTGGCAACTTAGTACCAAAAGGCTGATATGCAAGCTCAATTCCATATTGTTTGGCCAGCTCGATCTCTTTTTGATGTTGTTCAAAAAGTTCTTCGGTGTCGCGGCCATACGCGCTAGAAATATCTGAATAAGTTATTGTTCCGTTTTGTAAACCCAATATGTTTGATTGCATTTCTTTGAGTGGATCTATCCAAGAGAAACTTCTTGGAATGTAATTAATGGATCCAGCAAATTTATCAAACTTACTGATTGGTAAATTTATGTAACCTGTAGAAATTGCCATTTCTAACCAGGATTTGAATATTGGGTTTATAAAATGATCGATCACAAACTGTTGATACATTTGATACATGCTGCGATCCTCTAATGCACCTTGTCTGATTGATGAATAATTAACGCTGGTTAAGTCATTACTTAATGCGTGATAAGAAATGTTTAGACCTGAGGCAATGCTTCTTAAAACACTTGTTGTAAATGCCTCAAATGCTGTTGTTGGATGATTGGGATCGAAGGTTTGAAACTCCATGCCACTTGGTAATTGACTAAAGGTTCCAGGCTGAACACTCATAGTTGGGTTGAAATGATCTTCCATTTCGCCATCCCCAACAAATGAGTCCCCATCCTGGGAAGTAAAAAAGCCCATGGATGATGCTCCAATCCTTGCAGCTACGATTTCTGCTTCGTAATATGCGCCCAGGCTACGGATATTGGCCATAACAGGTGCAATAAATGAAACGCCCCTGGTTTGTTCAGCTCTTTGTGGCATATAAGCGTGGATAATTTCATCCGCTGGCACTCTTATGTATTTTTGTTCAGGTTTTGGGTATGTATTGTCGTAAGGATGTTTTTTAAACAAGTGATATGCAACTGGTCGATTGTTTCGATCCAGTTCAACACCCATTCTGATTGAATTGCCATTTTTTAACGCAGTTTCATTTTTATTTTCGTCCAGGTGATCTGCTTCAATAAAAGAAATCTTAAAACCAAACGGCGATGATGGATCTTTTACTTTTCTGATTAAAACTTCACCATCCCTGCATAAAGTTTCAATAAATATTTTCTGACAATCTAAAAAAGTAAGTTTGTTATTAACCGTACAGTTACCAAGCTGCGTCCATTCCTTCCAGGCGGCCTCAATAATGTTATTTGCAGCAATATCTAATGATCCATTGTCATTCCTGGCCTTTGAGCTAACTCGAATACCTGATTTACCAACAACATTACTGACCATAAGGTTTAAATACCTGGCAATAAACGGCTCATTCCTAGAAAGTTCGCGGCCACGATCACGCAAAACACGGATATTGTTTTCAATTTCTGAGTCTGCTGAGGTCGAGCTAGTTAGAAAATCAGCAAATAATCTACCTGTATTCGCGCCCTGGTAACTTCTTTTAAACCTGCGCGTAGGCTTTTTTTTGTCATTGCCGCCAAATATGTTGTTGTACCAAGCCATATTAAGTTAAATCTGTAATGTTTTTGCGGCCAATGGATCCAAAATTGGCCTTGATTGTGTTTCCTGATCCTTTGTTGTTCTTGATCCTGGCCTGTTTTACTTCTTTTAAGTATTCAGCTTTAAATCTATCCCTAAAACTCATTAATTCATCAATCGACATCCTGGAAAGTGATCTTCCAGCAATACTCATAGATGATTGATCCATTGATGCGCGATTAAGTGCTACTGCTTCAATTGCATCTAGCATTTGTTTCGCAAAAGACCTTACTGAGCTGGTTGTGTTCTCATAATCATCCTGGATGACCATGTAACCTTCTGCAACTTTAATTCTGCCGCCACTATTCCTATGAATGTTGGCAACCCAGTTATATTCACCAGCTGTATAATTCGTTGTTGTTGTATTAGGTATCTCAACTTTGTAATGATCGCCGTCATTAGTTGCAACAACCTGAAAATGAACATTAGTTGAGCCATCAACTAAGTTAAATTCATATTTTAGAACGTAAGCTGAGTTTGGATAGTCGCCTGATAAATCATCATTGCGCCAGTTCCAGTTGTCGCCCTTCTTAAATTCAGACGGAACAAAGTTTGGATAGTTTGTTGAATCAAATAAATTGGCCAATTATCTCTCTGTAAAAAAAGTTTAAAACTACACCAAAACACTATGGTCACTTTTTCGAATGTCAAATATATAAATATTGCGGATAATTTAAGAATGACAGCTGACAAAAACGGTATTTTGCGTAATTAATTCTTCCAGGAAGTCGCAAAATTAGATTTATTTCGCAAATTAGATCTATTTTTGTTGTTTTGCTGTTTTGTTGGATCCTCCTGGACACCACTTAACAGTCTTTCCTCAATTAGATCGAAATTTGGATTTAAAATGTAAATTGCTGCGAAATTATAAACAGTTAAGTCCAAAATCTCGTTACGCGGCCTTATTTGTTTCCAAACTAAACTTTTGCGGCCTCTAACCCATTTAGTTATCCTTTTTTCAGCTGTAAGTTGTTTAAAAAACTCTTCATCCACGTCTG